CACTTTCAAAAAAGATAAACATTTAGATAACTATTATATGACAACCCCGTGGCTGCAGATAAATCAAGCTATATTGGCTGAAGGCATGTCTTTCTGTCATAGAGTAATGGGAGCTATATTAGTTGAATCTTTCTCAACCAATTTGAGCTTCCAAGATTATTTAAATGTCAGATCTTTCCACGTGGCTTTAGCTTTGCACAACAAAAGGAAGACAGAATCCAAATTGCATAATTTGAGGTACCTTATGATGAATGGCTTTGGTGAATTTGGCGCCATTGAAAAAATGCTCCCTGAATATGTAGATTATAACACCGATTTGATAAGCAGCTATTTAAATATGAGCCTTTTTAAAAATTTCCCCCAACATATAAAGAATTGCAAAGAGATAAATGAAGACCTTGATTACTCATACGCCAAGATTGAGATGTCACATTTATTCATGCCTGAGTTTAGAATCAATGATCTGAAGGATACCCCTTTGCTCCTGTACAATACATTGTTTATGACAAAAGCACCTGTTGACAATGTTATAGAGCAAGTTGAAAATTTAAAGACAGTCGCTGAGCAGCACAAACTTTTCAAAACACAAAGCAACGCTTACAATTACAAAGACCTTTACAACAGCACAAATGTAAGTGCCGGTGCACAAGGTTACACTGATAAACTCTTTGACGGAAATTTTAAAGTTGACTTCCAGTACATGAATATTCTCGGTGACATTATGTCACAGCATTTCAAAAAGAATGTTGGCTTAACCAATCTAAGTAACAATTTAAATAAGATTTTGAACTCTTCATACATGAAGCATGCAAATTCTTCCGGTTTAAGGAAAGGCTACATTGATAACCCAGATTTTTTCGACAACAATGGTCATTTTGTTTACAACCAAGATTATTTCACCCATCATTCAGAAAAAGTCAGAAAATTATTAGAAACAGCTGATAGTTTTGATGCTTTCCAATCAACTAATATAACTGCTTGGGACAAAGCTGTGAGTGTCCTCAATGAGCCGCTTGTTTTCCATGCAGTCCATAAAATACAGAGAGGAGGTTCAAGAGAGATTTATGTAATGAATGACAACACGAAATTCAGACAGTCCATACTGGAAGATTACTTTGGGTATTTGTGTAGCACATTACCAAATGAAATGATAAGTGTCTCATCAAATAACAGATATGAGCAAGTTCACCATAAGGTACATGAGAAGATGAAAAAGTCAAACCACAATTATTTCTTGACATTAGATTGCACCAAATGGGCTCCTCAGAGTAATATATTGAAATATGTTTTCTTTATAGCTGGAATGGCAGACGTATTGCCTAACAAGTTTCTACATATTTTTTTCTCATTCTTTGATCTAATGATAAAGAAGCTTTTCGTAACAAAAAGGAAAGTAACTGATGCTATAGTCAACAATGAAGAGTTGAAAGGAGTTTTAGATATCTTTGATTTTGTTCCACTTGATAGGTTAGATGTTGACAAGATTGCCTATAAAACTAAAAAAGAAAAACAGGTTGCGAAAGAGAGGAATGCTAAAGCTACTAGAG